ATTAGCTTCTGCCTTTGGTCATCAAGTTTATACTCAGTATCATATTCCTATTGGAATGGGTCTTTCTGGAACCCCATTAAATGAAAGTATAGTTGCTCTACATCAAATCATTCCACAATTTAAGAATGAGAATAATGTTGAGAAGGTTCAGTGTGTAATTCTTACTGATGGAGAATCTGCTCCTATCAAGTATAGTAAAGAGATTCGTCGTGATTATGATGATGAACCTTGGATGGGAACTCAGTATATGAGTGATAGATGTGTTTTGCGTAATCGTAAAACAGGTCATACTTATTCTTGTGCTGGATTGGGACACTGGGCTGATGTAACTGATTTAATGTTACAGGATATACGTCAGAGTTTTCCTAGTGTAAATTTCATTGGAATAAGAGTTCTTTCTAATAGAGATGCTAGTCAATTCTTAAGACGTTATACTGGATATGATGAGGGTAATGGTTATGAGAATATGATGAAAGTATGGAAGAAAGAGAAGTCATTTACTATCAAGACTTCTGGTTATCATTCTTATTTTGGATTATCATCAAGTGCTCTTGCTAATGAGGATGAATTTGAAGTTAAACAAGATGCTACAAAGGCACAAATCAAGAGGGCATTTGTAAAAAGTCTTAGAGGTAAGAAAATGAATAAGAAAATACTTGGCGAATTTATAGAATTAGTGGTATAATACCACTATGAATATTTTTGTAACAAATCCAGACCCACATGTATCAGCAAAAGCATTGCCTGATAAGCATGTGGTCAAGATGCCATTGGAGACATGCCAAATGCTCTCCATTGTCTTCTCTCATTGGTATTATGACTGGGGTGATGATTTAGTTAAGAAAAAAGATGGAACCCCATACTCAGTTGCAAAAGGTGCATTCAGGAATCATCCATGTACCCAGTGGGCAGCAGATAGTATTTACAATACTGCATGGTTAATTCAACATGGGTGTGCCTTGTCTGGTGAGTATTCTCATCGTTATGGTAAGGTTCATGGATGTGCTGATGCATTATTCGAAGCAAAGAAAACATTTCACAGATTCGCAGGAGAAGTAATTACATGTCACTGTATGGTAGAATCATTCACTCGTGCAATGCCCGATGAATATAAACATGACACAAGCATTGACACTTTTACTGCTTACAAGAATTACATTAGGAGCAAACCTTGGGTTGCATCTAATTATCTTCGTGACCCATCCAGAAAGCCAGATTGGGCCCAATAATTAAACTGGCCACAAAAGGTATAAAACCCATACCATTTCCATTATAATAGTTTCATAAATAAGAAACACCTCATGACTTTTCAATTAAAAATGACAGAACAGCAAGTTGTTGACGGACTGAGAAGCACTTTTGGAAATGAGTTCGTTACTGCCGATGTTCGTGGTTTTTGTGCCGCTAATGATATTGGATATTCGACAGTCACTAAGAAACTTAAGAAGTATAAGGTTTCTAAAGGTAAGTGGAATCTTGAAGTTACTACTAAGGTAGTAGAAGACATTGAGAAATCATTTAATGCTCCAGCAGTTCAACCCGTTATTGAAAGAAATTTAGTTCCAGAAACAGATGACACATTTGTCAAGTTTGGCTCATTTGCCGATATTAAGAAGATTATACAAAGTAATCTTTTTTATCCTGCTTTTATCACTGGTCTTTCTGGAAATGGTAAGACATTCTCTGTAGAGCAAGCATGTGCTCAACTTAAGAGAGAACTTATTCGTGTAAACATTACTATTGAAACTGATGAAGATGATCTTATTGGTGGGTTTCGCCTTGTGGATGGGTCAACTGTTTGGCATAACGGACCTGTCATTGAAGCACTCGAAAGAGGAGCTGTCTTGCTACTCGACGAAATTGACTTGGCGAGTAACAAGATACTATGCTTACAATCCATACTTGAAGGCAACGGTGTGTTCTTAAAGAAGATTGGAAAGTTTGTTAAACCAGCAGCAGGATTTAACGTTATCGCAACTGCAAATACCAAGGGTAAGGGTTCAGATGATGGTAGATTCATAGGAACTAATGTTCTTAATGAAGCATTCCTTGAGAGATTTCCTGTAACCTTTGAGCAAGATTATCCTTCACCAGCAATAGAATCTAAAATCTTGGGTGGAGTTGCTGCTAAGGTTGGTGTCACTGATACTGATTTCTGTAAGAGATTGGTTGATTGGGGCGATATCATTCGTAAGACCTTCTATGATGGTGGTGTAGAGGAAATCATTAGTACTCGTAGATTGGTTCATATTGTTCGTGCATTCTCCATCTTTAATGATAAAGCAAAGGCAATATCTGTTTGTGTTAATCGTTTTGATGAAGAAACAAAGCAATCCTTTATTGAGTTGTATGATAAAGTTGATGCCGACTTTCAAATTGACAAACTAGAGGATTCAATGTATAATGACTAATGCTTGGAGTTTACTTTATGATGAAATTTATGGGGATGATGAAATGACCGATAAGAAAGAAGATTACGAACACTCTGATATGTGGTATGATTATAATCGTAATGATGATGATGCCACCAACCCATTTACAGATCCCTTGGATTATGCAATGGCTGAATCAGTTGTGAGTGGTGCTGGTACGGGAGGGTTTCCATATGATTATGATACATTAAATCTAAACATACATGCAAATTCACCATATAACGATGGGTGGACACAGCAAGCAGCACAGGAAGAATTAGACAAAAAAATGGCAGAAAAACCTGGAATACAAAAAAATTGTACTAGAAAATATAAAGAAGATGAGTCTATCAAAGCTCTTCAAGAGTATATTTCTACAACTTACGGTGGACATTATACTTCCGAACAAAATAACGTCCAGACACTTGACCTTATTGAGTCTGTAGGAGATGCAGAAGCATTCTGTAGATCTAACGCAATCAAGTATCTAAGTAGATACGACAAAAAAGGTCAAGCAAAACGTGATATACTAAAAGCACTACACTATTCACTCCTACTCTACCATTTTAGTGGGCAATTAAATGAAACTCCGACCCATGGTTATGAAACTTTCTGATCAAACACTTACAGTTCTTAAGAACTTTGCTGGAATTAATAATTCCATTCTTGTAAAACAAGGAGTACAACTTCGTACTATCTCTGTTGCTAAAAACATTCTTGCAGAAGCACGTATTGAGGAAGAAATCCCTCGTGACTTTGCGATTTATGATTTGAATCAATTCTTAAATGGATTGAGCCTTCATCAAGATCCTGAAATGGATTTTAAAGAAGAATCATATTTAACTATTCGTGAAGGTAAACGTAGAGTTAAGTATTTCTTTGCAGATCCTGCTGTAATTATTTCTCCACCAGAAAAGGATATTACTCTTCCTTCAGAAGATGCTCATTTTCAATTGGATAGTATAACATTAGAGAAACTACTTAAGGCAGCAGCAGTTTATCAGTTACCTGATTTATCCGCAGTTGGTGGGGCTGGTGTTGTTAAGTTAGTTGTTCGTGATAAGAAAAACGATACTTCTAATGAGTTTGCTATTGTTGTTGGTGAGACCGATAAAGAGTTTGTATTCAATTTCAAAGTAGAGAATATTAAAATTATACCTGGTGCTTATGATGTAGTAGTTTCTTCAAAACTATTATCTAAATTTACCAATGAGAGTTTAGACCTTAAGTACTTCATTGCTTTAGAACCTGATTCTACCTTTGGATAATGAGATTAACACAAGATGTAATTGATAAAATCCAAGTTGCAATGCAACACACCAAAATGAATGGTGATGTTAATTGGAAAGATGGTGATGAGATTGATGTGTGTCTTGGTGGCACATTTGCAGGAGATAAGTTTATTAGTATAATAAACAGAACACGTAGTAACACTACTAAACGATGAGTGATTTTATATGGGTTGAAAAATACAGACCCAAGACAATTGATGAATGTATTCTTCCTGATAATATAAAGAAAACATTTAAGGAATTTCTAAATAGAGGAGAAATACCTAATATGCTTCTTGCTGGTCCTCCTGGTGTAGGAAAGACCACTGTTGCAAAAGCATTGTGTAACGAATTAGGAGTAGACTTCTATGTCATCAACGGATCCGACGAAGGAAGATTCCTCGATACAGTGCGAAACAACGCAAAAAACTTCGCATCAACTGTATCTCTCTCGTCGGAGGCGAAGCACAAGGTCGTCATCATTGATGAAGCAGACAACACAGGAAATGATGTACAACTCTTACTTAGAGCATTCATCGAAGAGTTCGCAGGAAATTGCAGATTCATTTTTACTTGCAACTACAAAAATAAAATCCTTGAACCACTCCATTCAAGATGTGCTGTGGTTGACTTTTCTATTAGAGGAAAGGAGAAACAACAAATCGCTGCTAACTTCTTCCAAAGACTCAACTTTATCTTGGAGCAAGAAAGGATTGAGGCTGATAAGAAAGTACTCGTAGAATTAATTAACAAACATTTTCCAGATTGGAGAAGAGTTTTAAATGAGTGTCAGCGATACTCAGTTAGTGGTAAAATAGATAGTGGAATATTAGCAGCCTTTTCGGATGTAGCAGTCGATGATCTCATTAAAAACCTTAAGACAAAAAACTTTCCTGAAGTTCGTAAGTGGGTCAACAGTAATATGGACAATGATACTTCTGTCTTATTCCGTAGGATTTATGATAGTCTTTACGAATCTTTGGTTCCGAATACTATACCTGCTGCTGTTCTTGTTATTGCTAAGTATCAATATCAAACAGCCTTTGTTGCCGACCAAGAAATAAACATGTTAGCTTGTCTGACTGAAATTATGGTGGAGTGTGAGTTTAAATGAAGAAAATTTGTGCTATAATAAGGAAATGGTTAGACCTAAATCATCAAACACCTTGGGAGAAAAAATGAGAACACAAAATAAAGAGAACTATTACTATTTCTTTTGGATAGTAGCAATGGTTGCTTTCATAGTACCGCAAGTAGTTACAGCAGTTGCATATCATAGAATTGCTGATTATTTAAATGGTAATCCAGTAAAAGTTCAGGTAGTTGATAAATGAGATTTAAGGCATTAGTTTTTGTGAGGTTGAGAGGGTCTGTATCAGATGCTGCTGGTAATGCAGTGATGAATAATACTAAAAGAATTGCTCCTAATCTTGAACCACATTTGTTGAGGATTGGTAAGGTAATTGATTTTTGGTTTGATGCAGAGACTGAAGAAATAGCAAGAGAAGAGATGGATCTTCTGTCTGATAGGATGCTTGCTAATACTGTGATAGAAGATTGGGAATATAAATTAGAGGAAACTGAAGAAACGGGTATAGGAAACATATCCAATGATAATGCTGGTACTTCCAAGCATCATATATTTGATTAAAAACAATGATTACTAAAGAAAAACAAAAGGCACAAGTCAAATCTAAATTCTATTATATTTTCTGGGGCCTTGCTACTGCATCAGTATTTGTAGGACAGATGTATGTTGGATCTGGATATCGTCAGATGGCAAGATCCTTTAATCGTATCATGGATACGTTAGTTATTGAAATTGAGGGTTCCCTTGGAGAACAAAGGAGGTTTTACTAATGAAACAAACAGAAAATTTAGAGCAACTCTTAGCAAGATTTACTAAGAGAATCGCACAGATTAAAGGACAAGAACAAACAGATAAAACATCTGAGCAACTTCACTATCTTCGTGGTTGTAAAGAAACTGTTGAATACCTTATGACTGGTCAGTTACCTAATGATGGTAACCATGATGGAATGAAGCATCATAAACCACGTCATGGTGGGGATATGGATGCTCTATGAGACCAGAAACTAGAACAGCAATGGAAATGCTATTCTGTGCGAAATGGAACGTTCCACAGGCAGCAAAGCATTGTAATCTAACACGTAAGGAAATGATGATTACTTTTAATGAGTATTGTGCCTTACATCCTACAACCTATAATAGGTTTGATACTGAAATTCAATTGGAATTAACATTATGAAATACCCTAAAGATCCATTAGATGCTACCATTGTTGCCTTTCTATGGGCAGATTGGTTTGCTAAAAAATGTCTTTGGTTACCTTATCATCTTTATGAAAAGTATGACTATTGGAGTCATAATAAAAAGGTAGCAGCAGACGCTAAAGCAGCAGAAGAAAATCCTACAGTATTACCAGACATCACTAATGATAATACCTGAAGCGGATGCTGAATGGGCTGCCGATGAATTTATTAACTATTTTGAACACTTTACTTCTATTGAGGATTATCTTCGATATGTAAAGAGAGAAATAGTTGCTGAAGAGAATCCTTTAACTTCATTAAAGGATGAATTTTTTAATGAAGATATCCATCCTGAAGAGATGGAGTTTGATATTAAGTTTATTGGTAAGAGATTTCAACAATCACTTCCACAAGAACATTATGTAAACCTTCTACAAGCAGTTTCATCACATAACAATGAAAGTAATATACCAGGTAGAGAACTTCGTTGGATGGTCTATGAGAAGAGGTCTCAGCAGGTACTGGGATTTATTCGTTTTGGGTCTCCTACTATTAACTCTAAACCTAGAAATATTTGGTTAGGTCATCAACCTAATCTTTCAATATTTAATCGCCATGCTGTGATGGGATTTGTAATAGTTCCATCACAACCTTTTGGATATAATTATTTGGGTGGAAAACTCTTAGCACTTTTATGTGTATCTCATTTTGCTAGAGAGACTCTTAATGAAGTGTTTGAGAAAGAGATTGGTTTATTTGAAACTACATCACTATATGGTTCTACCACGTCAGCATCACAGTATGACGGACTTAAACCGTTTATGAGGTATAAAGGTCTAACAGAAAGTAAGTTCCTTCCTTTACTTCATGCAGATGTGTTTCACAAACTCCATGATCATTTTACTAGACTGAATGATAATCAACCTCTCACAGAGAATAGTGCATCTTCTAAGAAGATGAAGAGACAGACTAAGATGATTTCTTGGACTAAGAATTCTTTGAAAGAGTATGGTAAGATAGAGAAGTTGAATAAGTTTAATGCTGTTATAGATATGGCTTTCGGACTCACTCAGAAGAAGAGATTTTATATTTCTGATTATGGATATGCTAACATTCGTGAAGTGTTACTTGGTGAAGAAGATAAATTAAGGAAAGGTCAGAACTGGGACAAGTTTCATTTAGAGAATATTATTTCTTGGTGGAAGCGTAAAGCAACCAAGAGATATGATAAACTTAAACAAGAAAATAGATTCAGAGATAAAGTCGAACTCTGGACTGAAGACAACAACATCCAAATTATCCGATGAGCGAAGAACACGAACACATTAATGATTTATGGGAGGATATGGATCGTCTCAATGCATTATATGAAGAACTATGTTGGGATAATATGGATCTATTAGAATTTATTCCCGATTATAAAAATGATAGAATCATAATCAAAAATAAATCAAGAGAGTTAGATAAGGATGCCTGAATTGAAAGAATGGTTGAACTCAATTAACCAAACAAAAAAGAATTTAATAGATGAAGATCCTTCATTAGAGAAGGAGTATTCACCATACATTGTAAATCGTATTTACTCTGGTCATCTTGATGCGATTATGTTTTCTAATGAAATGAATCAGTATCATTTTTTACCAAAAAAACTCCAGTATGATTTTTTTCTAAATACCTTGAGAACTAAGAAGAGATTCTCTCCTTGGTTACGTAAAGATGAAATCAAAGACCTTGACTTGGTGAAACGTTATTATGGTTATAGTAACGAAAAGGCAAAACAAGCTCTACGCATCCTAACAAAAGAACAACTTAATTTTATAAGATCTAAATTTGAAACTGGAGGAAGACAATGAGTGTAGTTCAGGAGACTGAGGTTAAATGGTCTCAAGATGAAATGGTCGAGGTTACTTTAAATGAACCTGATGATTTTTTAAAGGTCAGAGAAACTCTTACAAGAATTGGAGTAGCATCCAGAAAGGAAAAGAAAATATATCAATCGTGTCATATCTTACATAAGCAAGGAAGATATTTCCTTGTTCATTTTAAAGAACTTTTTGCTTTAGATGGTAAACATGCTAATCTAACACAAAACGATGTTCAGCGTAGGAATCGTATTGCTCAATTACTTGCTGATTGGGGTCTTATAAACATTGTTGAAGCTTCTAAAATACAAGATGTAGCACCTTTAAATCAGATTAAAGTATTAGCATATAGAGATAAAGGTGACTGGATACTTGAGACAAAGTATAATATAGGTAGTAAGAAGAAAAAACCTGAAGAATGAATGGTCGTTTAGACAAAGTAGAGATGACTGCTAAAGTCATGAGAATGAAAAATGGGGTTGATAGTAAAGCATGGTATCCAGAGTGGGATACCCGTCAAAGAGGTGCTGCTTCCCGTATACTCACTAACGTATTAGAACAATTGGATGAGTATTGGATGTAAAAACCGAACTGGTTTTAATGGTATGTGTGCTTAAATAGTAATGTCGCCGTAAGGGACAACAATTTACACTCGCTTATTTAAGGAGAACCATGAACGCACTAGAACGCTATCACGCAGCTAATCTTCCAGAATTAATGGAAAGGATTCAGAAGAATGGGATAGGAATGGATGATTATCTAAACCGATTCTTTAATACAGACTTTCCACAATCAAACTATCCACCATATAATTTGATACAATTAAATAATCATGAATCAAAATTGGAGATCGCACTTGCAGGGTTCAAGAAAGATGAGCTCAAAGTCTATACGGAGTTTGGAAAACTATATGTCAAAGGCAATAAAGAAGAATCGGAAGTTGATGGAACGTTTGTCCACAAAGGATTGGCCCAACGAAGTTTTGAACGAGTTTGGACGGTCTCCGACGATACGGAGATTGGATCCGTCAAGTTTGAAGACGGACTCCTCACCGTGGAGTTAAAGAAGATAGTTCCAGATCATCATGCTCGGAAAGAGTATCTATAAATAAAATGGTTCGAGATGGATCAAATGGGTTCCTTGACGGAACCCTTTTTTATTGGTATAATGTATTTGATGATAAAATAAAATGTCGATTAAACTTGCATTATTAAAATCTGGAGAGTCTGTAATATCGGATGCTAAAGAACTGGTATCTGATGATAAAGTGTGTGGTTATCTATTCCAAAATCCACACGTAGTGAGTTACAGAAAACCAATTGTGCTTACAGAAGAAGAAACTTCATCTGGTGGTAATTTGGAAGTTTCATTATCTCCATGGATACTATTATCGAAAGATAATCAAATACCAGTTTCACCTGATTGGATTGTAACAATTGTGGAACCAGTAGAAACTTTATTACAAATGTTTAACGAGAAAGTAAATGGCCAAAGTGATCAAACTGATAGTTCTGACGAGCAAAGAAATCTTATTGAGTGAGATTGAGGAAGTAGGAGCTGAGGTTGGAGAACCCGATTGTCAGTTAATCAATCCATTTATTTGTAAAACTCCTGATGATAAAATTACAATAGAAGAGGGTAAAATTGCCCTTAAAGGTTGGTTAAGTGAATTCACACTTGAGAAGAATTTTATGATAAGTTCTGATAAAATAATTACACTTGCAGATCCTGCACCTCAAATTCTTGAAAAATATGAGGCACTTGTTAATAAAACAAAATGAGATTTTACACAAATGTTCAGATGGTTGGAGACAACTTCTTGGTTCGTGGTGTTGAAAATGGTAGACACTTTGCGACTAGAGAGAAGTTTTATCCAACCCTTTTTGTCTCTTCTAATAAGAAGGGTAAGTATAGAACTTTAGAGGGTGAGTATGTCGAACCTGTAGAACCTGGTACGGTTCGTGAGAGTAGAGAGTTTATAAAGAGATATGATGGTGTTGAGGGGTTTAAGGTTTTTGGAAATGAGAGATTCATATACCAATATATTTCTGAGAAGTATCCAGAGGATGAGATAAAGTTTGATACAAATTATATTAAGATAACCACAATTGATATTGAGGTTGCGTCAGAGAATGGATTCCCTGATGTAGAATCTGCCGCAGAAGAAATATTACTTATTACTCTACAGGATTATAATACAAAACAGATTCGCACTTGGGGTTTAGGGCCCTTTAATAATAAGCAGGAGAATGTTATTTACAAGGGGTTCAGGACTGAGTATGAACTCTTAACTTCTTTCATTAACTGGTGGATGATTGAGGAGAATACTCCTGAAGTTATCA